GGGCCGTTTCGGTAAAGATGAACTTTACCAAAGCCGCAATCGGAGGGTAAGGAAGTTGCTTCCTTATCTTCCGCAGTCCGTCACAGATAAGATCTGTAAGATGAACTATGAATCTCTCAAGCGCTTGAGTAATTCAATCGAGGCCATTAATGATAATATCATAATGTCCACCCCCGAGGAGATTAGATCTCTTCGAGGGAGGCCTGACTACATCAAATTGATGCGGTGGGCGTATGGCCTTGCCGTGTTTAACAGCGACAAGGTCTGCAGACAGTGGAAGAAATTCTCCACTCTCTTGCGTTGGAAGGCTTTGCAGTCACTGACTGCTCCACCCGAAATCCCGGATGATTTTCCGGGATTTGGCGACGAGAGGGATAACCTCAAGGAGCTTCCCGCCCTTTGGCGGAATCTCTGCCCCTGGCTCTCACGAGTCTGGGATCGCGGGGTAGTGTCGAAAGCCGAGTCAACACGGCTTCTTCACTTAGTTACCAGCAGGAATTTCCCTGCTGGTAGCAAGAAGACCCGGGAACAGTCACTGCGTAAGCACGCGGAGACCCTATGTTCGAAACCGGTGATCACCGAAGAGAGGAGGGAGATTCTCCGTCTTCTCAGCGTCCGCATCGGACGTTCGGTGAAAGAGTTGAAACCCAAGAACTTCAAAAGTCTTGGGCACCTTTCCCTCACTTCATCCGCCTCGATTGATTCGAGCGTGAAGGACGGGGGAAGGGCGGCCGAAGTTGCGGTGAAATTCCGCAACTGGGCTTCCTATGTTCCGAACCAAGACGTTTCAGAAACGTGTTGGTTCGGTGTGCCCTACCTACTAAAAGCAGGTAGGCCACGTTGGCAGACAATGTGCAGGGATTCACCTGTACACTCTCCACACCACGTTTTCGCAGAATCTGCGGAAAACATGGAACTCGATTTTGAAAATTTCAAACTCGAGGACCCATTGTACGGATTGGACGCTGTAACTGGATACCAGTTACTGCAATGGTCCATCGAAGAAGGTCTTGCAAATCATTGTTTGCAAGGTCTCCCGTACAAGAACACAGGGTGTCCGTTAAGAATGGGCACTATCGCACCGTCAATCAAGGCGAGTGCGATTGGCGAGCCGGGTGCTAAATCCCGGGTCGTCACTGTGGGGGAAGATTGGCTAACAATCTTCCTCCAACCGTTCAGCCATCACCTCTTAGGTTTGGCTAAACTCCACCCATCTGTTACCGCGGGTCTTACCCGTGGGTGGCAGTTGTATGAGTGGGTCAAGAGACTCCGCAATGCGGGGCCTGTGACTAACCAGACCACTTACTTTTTAAGTAGTGATCTTACGACCGCGACAGATTACTGTACGCATGAGTACTCGACCGAGATGATCGAGGGTTATATGGAGGGTGTCGGTGAAATCTCCGACTACCTCCTAACGTCGGCAAAGTTGCTTTGCTCACCTAGACGTTATGAGTCCGATGTCGAGGGGTTCCTCGACCGGCTCACGTCCCGAGGCGTCTTAATGGGAGACCCCGGGGCTAAGTTGGTTCTTACTCTGCACAACCTTTGTGCGGAGTGGGAAGCCTACTTTAGATCCGAGTTTGGCCTACTCGGAGCCTCAGACGCGGAGTTTCTCCGTCGTCTGAAGGTTAGCAAAGGAGCCACCACTCGGAAGTGGCGCCACTTTGCGTGCTCTGGTGATGACCACATCGGTCAAGGCCCAGTTAAGTACCTTCGTCGTATTACGGCGAACCACGGTTTAAACGGAATGTCCGTTTCGTGGTCCCAGAACTTCATAAGTTCTGTAGGTGCATTCTACTGTGAAGAGATGCTCTTCACAGTAGGATTGAGGAGGGATCTCATCTGGGGAGTCGAAACTCCCTTGCATGAGAGGCCCTATCTCGAGCAACCTCACATTGATGCAATGAAATTGAGGTTGTTTTCTCCTTGCTCTAAAGAGTGCGAGGGGAAGGATGAGCCTAACCCTGCCATTGGCAAGGCAAGACAGATGCAAGGCATGCTGTCCTGGCTCGGCGGCGGCTTCGAAGCCATGGTTCCCATGGCTTCAGCACGCTTTGAACAAAGGATGGAAGGCTACCTTCCCACCCTTTTGTCAACCCGATACCTTCCAGTCAAACTGGGAGGTATTGGATCTCCGTCTTTCCATCGGTCAAAGGCCGAGTTGCGGAAGATATTCAGGGAGGAAACTCCCTGGATACATCTACAGTCTATCAAAGATATCTTTGATGGGACTGCCAACCTTCTAGTGAGGCGTTGCCTCGCGAATTTCGCGACCAACGCTCGAGCTAGGGGGGTCTCCTCTGACGCTGTTCAAGAACAGGTGAAGGAAGTTTTGTCCAACGCCGAGTTAACTCTCGGTGTTGATGACTCGGGACTCCAGCTTTTAGCTGGAGTTCCCGACGTCGACTGGGCCCATATGAGGTTCAGCGACAAGGTCAGTCTGGCCAAAAGACACGGACTGACCACTGTGGATGAGGCGATTAACCTCATCGACAGACCTTACTTGTTCCGGAACATGTTAGCTCCGGAGGTCTCGCGCCGTCACGGCGAAGATCCATACAAGGATAGGGCGTATGACGTCCTACCTTGGAACAAGAGGGAGTCGAGACTGCTCAAAAATCTAGAGCAGTGTCGCACCGAAGTCGATCCTGCACAGGTAGGTGACTTCGAGTCCATTGTAGAGAAACTCTGCCAATGGTGTGTCGGGGAAGTCAAATTCCTCGACCTACCCCAGGAGGTTTACTTCCTCCCGGAGACTGTAGTAACGTCGGAGACTCTCTGCACGTTACGGACGCCAATTTAGAATTGGATCTACCACAGTCGGTCTTGTTTTTTTAGAGAAGACGAGTCCACTCTTACA